ATGGTAATGAGCATGGGTATATAGAAAGTCCAATATCAGGTAGGAGACTTATAATCGCTAACTATAAGGGTATAACCGAATACACACTATTCAATTACTTTATTCAAATGTACGAGACAGAGTTTAATGTCCTAATGATAGAACCAATATTATTGGGATTGATAGGTAGAAAAACTAAGCCAGTATTATATACTTATGATAGTATTTTGTTTGATGTAGCTAGTAGTGATATGGATCATTTAATAGATTGTGTAATACCGAGATCTATTGACTGCAGTAAATTTCCTATTAAAGTAAAGGTCGGATCTAGCATTGGAAACTTAAGTGTTTATTAGAACTTAGTACTATTTATATATAAACGTTAGTGCTATGAACAAATCAATAACAAACTATATTCGCGAACAAATTGAAAGTTTAGCCAAACAAAAGGGTATTAAATTTGAACGTATATCTGCTAAGCGTCTTAACGAATTAGAGAGTGCAACTGGAGCTGGCGATGAAACAGCAGTTGCAAAACTGCAACAACAAAAAGCAGAGTTAGATAAACAAATAGCAGCACTTGGTGTAAAAAAAGCAGCAGTTATGAAGCAAATTGACGCCTTAGAAAAAAAATAAATAAATGAAGCTGCAATTACTGTGTACTTTTACCTATATGGATCAACTTACTAATTGTTTAGGAAACATATACAGAACACATACACCAGAATCTATTACAAACCTTAAGTGTTATATGTATGTTGATGATCCAAATAATATCATATGTGTATATAATATTGATGGAAGTGTAAAGCGAATGAAGGATACAATATCAATAAATAGAAAAAAAGAATCAAATACATTTTACAGTATCAATGCACTAAACTCTCTAATTAGAGGTTTAAATAATGGATTGCTAGATAAGCAATTTAGAGTTGATTGGTCAAATTATCAAGATATGTTAATACTATCCGATAATGAGTACAATTGTAAGATAATTAAAATACGAGAGTTATCACACTAAGTGTTGCCTATTGTATAAAAAAGTAGTATAGTTAAGTAAGACCAGTAAATAAAGACGTGGGTTCTTTGGTAGGTCAGTAATAAACAAATAAATAAAATAAGATGGCAATTAATTTAGATGCGATTAAGCAAAAGTTGCAACAGATGCAACAAACAAGCAGTGGTGGTAGTAAGGCAAGTGAGTTCATGTGGAAACCACCAGTAGGAAAGTCTCAAGTACGTTTAGTACCATACGCTTTTGATAAAAACAATCCTTTCATTGAATTATATTTTCATTACGAGATTGGTAAGCGTACAATGGTATCTCCAACATCTTTTGGACGTCCTGATCCTATTGTAGAGTTTGCAGAAAAACTTAAAAAATCTGGAGACAAAGACGACTGGAAGTTAGGTAAAAAAATAGAGCCAAAATTCAGAGTATATGCTCCGGTTATAGTTCGTGGTGCTGAAAGTGAAGGCGTTAAGTTTTGGTCTTTTGGAAAGCAAATTTATACAGAATTACTAGGTGTAATAGCAGATCCAGATTATGGAGACATTACAGACTTAATGAATGGTAGAGATATTACTATCGAACATACAGCCGCAGAAAAAGAAGGTGGATTTCCATCTTTTACAGTTCGTGTTAAACCAAATACAACTCCAGCAACAAGTGATAAGGATATCGCAATGTTGATAGTTGATGGCCAAAAAGCAGTTACTGAATTATTTACAGAACTACCTTATGACGAAATGACTGACATATTAGGTAAGTGGTTAGATCCAGAATCGGATACGAATAACTCAAGTGCAAAAGCTGACAGTAAACCTATCACAGGTGCAACAACAGCAACTTCTACTGATGATATTTCATCAGCGTTTGATAGTTTATTTAATACATAAGATCCATGGCAAAACAAAAAGTTACACCCGAAGATATTTCGGGAAGGGATGAACTAGCTTCACTTCTTGCAGACAATCTAAACAAAAAATTTAAAGATTTCAAAGCGGCTTACTTTTTAGATGGCGATGACCAAACACCAACAGATTTAACAGAGTGGGTTTCTACGGGATCCACTTTGTTAGACTTGGCAATAGCAAACAGACCAGGAGGAGGATTTCCAGTAGGTAGAATTGTAGAGTTGCAGGGAATGGAAGCTTCAGGTAAGAGTTTAGTAATGGCACACGTACTAGCTAATACTCAAAAGCAAGGTGGCTTAGCTGTGTACATTGATACAGAGAATGCATTGAGCGAGGAGTTTTTAGAAGCTATTGGAGTAGATGTTAAAAATATGTTGTATCTACCCCTAGAAACTATTGAAGATATTTTTGATTCTGTTGAAAACATTATTGAAAGTGTTAGGAAGAGTTCTAAAAATAGACTAGTAACAATAGTCATAGACTCCGTATCAGCTGCAACTACAAAAGTAGAACAAGATGCTGACTACGAAAAGGATGGTTGGGCAACTACTAAAGCTATATTAATGTCAAAAGCTATGCGGAAGATTACAAATATTATCGCTAAGCAGAGAGTTTTATTAATATGCTCATCACAATTACGTGAAAAGATGGGAGTAATGTTTGGTGACAAATACACTACATCAGGAGGTAAGGCTTTAGGATTTCATGCTAGCTGTCGTATTAGACTAAAAGGAGTTGGAAAACTAAAGAGTGGATCTGGTAAGACTGAACAAATTATAGGAGTACAGACAGAAGCGCAAGTTATAAAAAACCGTATGGGACCACCATTTAAAAAAGCTGTATTTGATATCTTTTTTGATTCGGGTATTGACGATTATAATAGTTGGTTAGCCTTTATGAAAAACTGGGAGATGCTAAAAGCAACCGGTGCTTACTACACAATTGTTAGAGAAGATACTGGAGAAGAGATAAAGTTTATGGCTAAGCAATGGCAAGATATGATGCGTAACGACGAGTCACTGCGAGAGTATTGTTATAATAAAATTTGTGAAATATTTGTTATGAAATATAAAGATAAAAATACACTAGATCCTGAAGAGATAACTTTAGATGACAATGATGATTTATCTGATATATAATGAAAAACAAATACGCTGCATACTTTAATGAAGTAAAGCTAAGAGGAACTGAGGCTATCTCAACTGATACAAAGAATTCAAGAGTGTTAATTGTAGATGGCCTTAATACCTTTATAAGAGCATACGCTGCTTCTCCGTCAACCAACACAAACGGAGAGCACATAGGAGGACTATCTGGTTTTTTATTAAGTGTAGGGCATGCTATCAAATCTATTAATCCAACCCGAGTAATTGTGGTGTTTGATGGAAAAGATGGATCAGCTCGCAGAAGACAACTATTTCCAGACTACAAAGCAAACCGTAAATTTAAAATAAGGCTTAATAGAGCTGTTACGGTGGATAAAGAGGACAACCAACTACAACAGCTAATTAGACTGATTGAGTACATTGAAGTGCTTCCGTTCACAACGATAACTTCAGATGGAGTAGAAGCTGACGATGTTATTGCTTATATTGGAGAGGACTACTTGAAAGATAAAAATTCTCAAGTATTCATAATGTCTTCAGATAAGGATTTTTTACAACTAGTTAATGATCGTATACATATTTGGAGTCCAACAAAAAAACAACTTTATTACGTAGACGACGTATATAATCAATATGGCATTATGCCTGAAAATTTTGCTTTGTTTCGTGCATTAGTAGGAGATGACAGTGATAATATTCCAGGAGTGTCAGGATTAGGAGCTAAGACTATTGTGAGTAAGTTTCCTAAAATGAATGGCTCTGATATATTGAGTGTAGATGATTTTGTGCAATATGCAAAAGAACTATATGCAAATAATCCTAAGTCAAAACTCTATGCTAGAGTTGTAGAAGCCGAAGCTGATATTCGATTATTTCATCAAATTATGCAATTATCCGAAAGTGGTATTCCAGGACATATGAAATTAAAGATAATTGATAGCTTACAAACTGGCGTAGGTAAATTAGCAAAGATAAAGTTCCATACAATGATGATTGAAGATGGAATGACAAATGCAATCCGTAACGTTGAGGTTTGGTTAAAAGAAATAACTCAAAAATTAGATCAATATACCTTGCAAGATTAAATTAAAAAGGGTAAGTTATACATATGCAAGAACAAGATACTTTACAGTTTTATGGTACAGGGTTTCAAAATAAAGTATTAGCTATACTAATAAAAGATAGAACTTACTTATCACAAATACACGACATAATTGATCCTAAGTACTTTTCTTCTGAATCTGCTCAGTGGATTACTGCTACTATTTTAAAATACTTTTCACAATACAAATGTCCACCAACCCTAGAAGCATTAAAAGTGTACTTAGACGAAGTGGATATAGACTTACTAAAGACTACTATAATTGAAACTCTTAAGGAAGTTGTTAAGTATACAGATTCAACTGATTTAGACTTTACAAAAGATAGAACATTAGAGTTTTGTAAAAATCAAAAAATAAAAGCAGCAATATTGCAATCTGTACAACTTCTTCAAGTTGGAAAGTATGATGATATTAAGGTAGCTATTGATGATGCAATGAAAGCTGGAACTGATCGAAACGTTGGACACGAGTACCTAGATGACATTAGTGCACGATTTGTAGAAAACAAACGCAATACTATAGCAACTCCGTGGGATGTACTAAATGACATTATGGATGGTGGATTAGGTAGTGGTGAAATGGGAGTATTTGTTGCTCCTGCTGGTATAGGAAAGTCTATGGCTTTAGTAAACATAGCAGCGGATGCTGTTAAGTCAGGATTAAATGTAATTTATTATAGCTTAGAACTTTCTGAAACATATGTTGGTGCAAGATTTGACTCACACTACACTGGAATACCATCTCAAGATCTAAAGTATCATCAGGAAGAAGTAGTAGCTGAGTTAGATAAAATAAAAGGCCGGTTAATCATAAAGTATTATCCAACTAAATGTGCAACAGTAACTATGCTAGCTGCACATATAGACAGATGTATAATGCAGGGTTTCAATCCAGATCTTGTAATAGTAGACTATGCAGATTTGTTAAAAGGTGTAGGATCAAGACATGCTGTTCGTAATGATATAATGTTAGGAAACATATACGAAGACTTAAGAGGGATGGCTGGGACATATCAGATTCCAGTGTATACTGCATCTCAAGCTAATCGATCAGCATTAGAAGACGACATTATTGAAGCAGATAAAATCGCAGAGTCTTATTCAAAGGTAATGGTTGCTGACTTTGTTGTATCTCTATCTAGAAAAATGACAGACAAGATTAGTGGAACAGGAAGATGGCATGTTATTAAAAACCGATTTGGACCTGACGGTTTAACTTTTCCAAGTAAAATGAATATGTCTATATCTAAGATTGACATATATGCTGAAAATACTGTATTAGGAAAAGAAGCAAAAGGACTAATGCAAAATGATTCTGAGGTAGTCCGACTAGCTTTATCAAATAAATTTTCAGAATTGAATGACTTTTTAAAATAATCAATAATTACAAACTATTTATATATACAATAAACCTTTAAATACAATCTACAATGACCCTTTCGAATGAAATCCTAAGTGACATCACTGTCTTCTTAAAATACGCTAAATACTTACCAACAAAAAACAGACGTGAAACATGGAAGGAGTTGGTTACAAGAAACAAAGAAATGCATATAAAAAAGTATCCTGCTCTACAAGATGAAATTGAAAAAGCATACAAATATGTGTATAATAAAAAAGTACTACCTTCAATGAGGTCCATGCAATTTGCTGGAAAATCTATAGAAATATCACCCAATAGAATTTACAACTGTGCATACTTGCCTATTGACGATTTGAGAGCGTTTGGAGAAACAATGTTTTTACTACTGGGAGGTACTGGAGTAGGCTACTCTGTACAAAACCACCACGTAGATAAGTTGCCTGAAATTAGAAAGCCTAGTTTAAGCAGAAAACGTAGATACTTAATTGCTGATTCAATTGAAGGTTGGGCAGATGCAGTTAAGGCTTTAACTAAATCTTATTTTGCTGGAGGACCATCTTATGCATTTGACTTTTCTGATATCCGCCCAAAGGGGGCAAGACTAGTTACATCGGGCGGTAAAGCTCCAGGACCTCAACCA